CCCCGCCTCTGGTCCCGCGACAAATTTTTCGAAAATTTCCAAAAGCGGTCCGTAGGTTGACCAAATGCGGACACAGGCCAGGGAGGCCGAAGTGAGCAACGTGTGGGACAGGAAGGAGGACGAGAGTTCCAAGGCCTTTGAGGCGTTCGGCGCCTACCTGGTGCTGGGGCCTCGCCGGTCACTGGCCAAGGCCATCTCCGAGCTCGGCCGTCCCGACCACTACATGTCGACGATGAAGCGGTGGTCGGTTGAGCACGCGTGGGTGCATCGTTCGGCCGAGTACGACAGCCACTGCGTGGCGACCGAACTTGCTCAGCGCGCGGACGACCGTGAGCGGATGCGGCAGCGGCTGGTCACCATGGGCGACGATGCGATCGACGTCCTCGAAGAGATCATGAATGACGAAGCCACCCTTGCGTCGAGTCGTATCGCGGCGGCGAAGTCGGTGCTCGCGCTGGCCGGCATGGTTGAGTTCAAGCGCGTCGAGCTCACCGGCAAGGACGGAAGCAGTCTCCTCGAGGACGCGAGGCAAGAAGCGCAGGGCATGGACGCCGAGACGCGAGCGCGTCTGCGCGCCATTGCCGAGGGCGCCGCGGTGAGCGAGGCGTGAGCTCGCTCGCGAGTCTCAGTCGGGAGCAGCTGCTGCGTGTGTTGGACGCCGCCGACGCCAAGGACCACCTCGCCGACTTCATGCGCGGCGCCTGGCACATCCACCACGGCGAAGATCCGCTGCTGTGGAACTGGCACTTGGACGCCATCTGCGAGCACCTCGAGGCGGTCAGCAAAGGTCAGCTGCCGAGGCTCGTGATCAACATGCCGCCGGGCATGATGAAGTCGCTTTCAGTCTCGGTGTACTGGCCGGCGTGGCACTGGCTGAAACGCCCGCAAGCGAAGTGGCTGTTCGGTGCTGGGTCGGAGTCGGTCGCCTTGCGGGACGCGGTGCGCTGCCACGAGGTTGTCGACGCCGAGTGGTACCAGGAGTCCTTCGTTCCCGACTGGACTTGGAAGCGCGACCAGAACGCGAAGGGACACTACGAGACGACGGCCAACGGCGTGCGCGTCTCTATGCCTCTCGGTGGCAACGCAACCGGCGAGCGCGGCGAGCACATCGTCATCGATGACCCGCTGGCGGCAAAGGACGCGGAGACTGGCTCGGCTGCGCTGGAGAAGCACCTCGAGGACTTCGAGGCGTGGCGGGACCGCAAGACGCTGGGCGGTGTGGTGGAGCCGACCATCACGCTCATGATGCAGCGGCTGCACGAGGCCGACCTCTCGGGCAAGCTCGAGGACGAGGGCTACGAGGTCTTGCGGCTGCCCGCCGAGTGGACGGAGACTCGTCGGATGTGGACCTGCCTTGGGTGGACGGATCCGCGAACCGAAGAGGGCGAGCTCCTCTTTCCCGAGCTCCTTACCGCCGAGGAGCTTCTCGAACGGAAGAAGGACCCCAAGTACGAGGCCAAGAACAACCAGTGGCCGGTGCCCAAGGACGGCGCGACCTTTGTCGCGGACTGGATGCGTTACTACCGCGCCGCCGAGCTGCCGCAGGACTTCGACGCCGTGTTGGCATCGATGGATTGCACGTTCATCAAGAGCAAGGACGCGGACTACGTTGCCAACCATGCCTGGGGAGCAAAGGGCGCGCGCCGCTACCTGCTCTACCGAAGGCACGCGAAGATGACGATGGACGGGGCCATCGAGGAGGGCGGGAACGTCTACGAGGTGATGGCGCACCGCGGCTACCCACTGTCGGGGCTCCTCGTTGAGATGACTGGCAACGGGCCAGCTGTCGTCGCAGCCTGGCGAGACGTGCTTCCCGGAGTGCAGGGCGTCAAGCGGCCCGGAGACAGCAAGGAGAGCCGTGCGAACGCGACGGTTCCACTGTTCATGGCGGGCAACATCTGGCTGCCCCATCCGGACGAGGCGCCGTGGGTGCTGGACTTCGTGCGGCAGCTCACGACCTTCCCCTATGGTCGTCATGACGACGACGTGGACGCCATGAGCCAGGCGTTGAACTTCATGCGCCTCTACAACGCCAAGGGCTCCGCGCCCGAGCACGGGACGAGGAAGCCGAAGCCAGGCCGGACGAACTGGCGCCAGCAGCGAAGACGGCGATGACCCTGGATCACCACGGCCGACGTGGTAAAATTGCTGTGCAAATGCTCAGTTATATCGAGCATTTCGGAGCAGCGATTGAACGCCACGGTCGACAGCATCGACGGAATCGTAGACGCAGCGCGCAGTTCGTGGAGCGGTGCGCCTCGTCGACGTAACTGCGAAAGGTCGAACCATTCAAAACGGCGCTCGCTGGCGGGCGGCAGACGCCGCCACGGGAACGCTCGGCGAGCGCCGTTTCCCAAACGGGCGCAGCTGACCACAGCCGAGCGGGTTGTCTCCGCCGATGACAAGCGCGAGCTGGGTCTGACCGGTACCGGCCGGGACAGCCTTGGCCGCCCTCTTCTTGAGGGCAATCCCGAGCTCCACCCGATTCTCGCTCGCGGGCTGGCAGACGACCATGGCGTCTACCACGAGATGAGCCGCGCCGACGCTGCAATCTCGGGCACACTGGCCATCTTCAGGCGCGAGATCACAAGAGCTCACTACCGCGTCAGCATCGATCACAATGCGACTCCGATGGAGATCGAGGCAGAGGACTTCGCCGAGCGCCTCCTCGGGCTGGGCAAGTGGGAGCGCACCGGCGGCTGGTTCGCCGGCGGCTTCCGCGAGCTCTTGAACCGAGGCTGTGACGCGTTCTCCTACGGCTTCTCGCCCAACGAAATGGTGTGGGGATCCAAGGTATGGAACGGGCGCCCGGTGACGGTGCCCGTGAAACTGCCTTGGCGTGCTCCGTGGAGCGTCGAGCGTTGGCTGTGGAAGGGCGACGACCTCGTGTCGATGGGCCAGCTCGTCCAAGCCGAGATGGTGCCTGGCGTCCACATTCGCGCTCGCCGCAACATCCCGGCCGACAAGCTCCTCATGTTTGTCCACGACTACCGCGACGGAAACCCGGAGGGGACCTCGATTCTGCGGTCAGCGTGGCTCCCTTGGCGGGCGAAGAAGGACACGATCCTCCGCCACCAGGAGGCCGAGGACACGCTCTTCGGCGGGTTCGCCACCCTCGAGGAAGGCGGGACTCCTGAGAACGGCCCCTTCAAGTGGGCCACCGAACAGGACCTCGACAAGTTCAAGGCTGCGTTCGAAGATTGGCGCAACGGCTGGCTCGACTGGCTCAGCGTTCCGTACGGATACGACGTCAACTCGAAGCACCCAGAGTTCCAGATCCCTTCGCGGGTCGCGGAGCTCAAGTACTACGACCATCAGATCTTCTTGGGCGGTTTGGCCGCCCTCCTCGGCCTCGACGCGAGCCACGCCGCAAGCAAGGCGCTCAGCGACGGCCTCGGCGCGCTGATGTACCGCGGCCTCGACGCGGCTGTGAAGTCGACCATTCTGCCGACAATCAACGGTGTTGTGGGCCGGCCGTGGACCGGGCTGCTGCGCAAGGCCATCGACGCCAACTTCGATACGGGGCCCGACTTCCGGTACCCGACCGTCGAGGTCGTCGGTCTAGATAGCCCCGACGTGAGCACGTACGTCGACCGGACGACCAAAGCGGCGCGGTACAACCTGGTGACGATGGGGGCGAAGGACGAAGTCGACTTCCGGCGCATCAACGGGATGGCACACGTCCCGCTGGACGAGCTCGAGGAGCTCCGCGGCGCGCAGGTCGATGATGAGTCGGCCGTCGTGGGTGTGGAGGCTGTCGAGGCGGTGCAAGACACCGCGCTCAACGGCGCACAGGTCGCGGCGCTGCAGGGCATCCTCCAGTCGGTGTCTGCCGGTGAGCTCGCGGCGCGCGCTGCCGAGCTGATGATCACCAACGCTTTCCCGGCCATCGACAACGACGAGGCCACGGAGATGGTCGAGTCCGCAGCGTCGCTGGCACCAGACCCAGACGCAGAGCCTGCGCCCATCATCGAAGATGACTCCGAGGAGGACGACGAGTGAGCCACGAAGCCCGCTACGAATGCGTCCCCGTCTTCGGCCACCGTTCAGGCTTCAAGCCTCGGTTCGAGCACGGATCCGACTTCGTGGATCCTGCGTCGCTCAGCGATGCGGAGTTTGCAGAGCTCGTCACTCGCGTGCGGTCCGGCGAAGTCCGTTCTCTCCGATTCCGTGCCCGAGTCTTTGCGGACCGCGCGAACGCCAATCTTACTCGCCCGGAGCCAGGACGCCTCGGTGACCTGGCGTCGGACGCGCCTGGTGGCCTGTTCCTCACGGGGCATTGGGGGCGGCGACTGGGCACCGTGTTCGGTGGCGGGACTGTCACTCACGACGGCGTGGAGTGGCTCACAGTCACGGTCGACATCACGGACCCCGGTGCGCAGGAGGACTTCCTCCGCGGCAACATCGACCGATTCTCGATCGGAATCAGATCAGAGTCTGCCGAGTGCAGCATCTGCGGGACCGAGTGCTACCAGGGCTGGTTTGGTCCTCGCCTCGATTGCGAACACCGCATCGGCGAGATGGCGAACACGTCACAAGGCGAGAAGCTCACCGAAGTGTTTCTCACTGGTGAGCTCACGTTCCGCGAAGTCTCGAGTGTGAATTTTCCGGCGGTGGATGACACCGCTCTCTTCGCCCGCTGGCAGCGCGCGAACGAAACCGGCGAGCCCATGGAAGGGTTCGCTCTCTCGCGGGGCAACCCGGCAAGCAACAAGGAGCCACAGATGGCCGACAAGAAGGACAACAGTGTTGACTTCGCCGCCCAGCTCGCGGAGCTCAAGGCGAAGAACGAAGCCCTTGAAGCCGCCCAGGCGACGCAGGCTGAGCAGCACGCTGCGCAGCTGAAGCAAGCCAACGACGCGGCGTTCCAAAGCCTGTTCGACGCAGCTGTCACCAGCGGTCGCGTCGTCAAGGTCGAGGAGGAGGACCAGCGTCAACTCTTCGCTGCGCTTGGGGCTGAGAAGTACCGGGCCGCGCTCGAGAAGCGAAAGCAGATTCGCGCGTTCTCGGAGATCGGTTCTGCCGCCGGCGACCCGGGCGGCGAGCAGCAGGAGAAGCCCGCCGATCCGATGGCCCTTCTTCGATACGCCACGGCGTTTGGCGTCCGCGGCGCCGAACTCGACGAGACCGAGACGCTGAAGCGAATCGGCTTCAGCGGTCTCCGCATCAGAACGTACGAAGAGCGTACCGAGCTCATCTAACCAGCGGGACGCCACGGCCGGCCGTCTCAACGACTCATTGACCAGGGAGGTCAAGACTCATGTCACAGCTCATTCCAGGCAAGGTGGTCGACGGCGTCGGCCCAGTGAAGGCACCGTTCATCAAGGTGACCACGTTCGATCGCAAGACGATGGCGGCGTCCAATGGCGCTGCGAACGGAGAGTTCGGGCGAGTAGAGGGCGGCACCTTCATGTCCGTCATCACCGGCGGTGCCGACGCCGGCAAGGTACGGCCTGCGTTCAAGCAGGCCGCGACGAACTCTGGCGCGGCCAGCGCGGGTCCGATCAACGTGCCCGACACTTCGAACGCGAAGGTCGGCGACGCACTGTGGATCAACGGCGCCGACAGCGGTGAGACCATTGCATCGCTCGTCGCCGACACCAGCGTCACCGCGAGCGGGAACGTCACCTGGAACTCTGGCGAGATCATCTCGGCGCAGGGGACCGGAGTCGCGCTCGGCATCAACGAATACGACGTGACGAGCTACCAGCCTGCCGTCGATGGCACTGGTGCAGTGGTGCACACCGACAAGGGCGTCAACCTCGTCCAGGTCGGAGTCGTGGTCGAGTCTGCTCTCACCGGTACGAGCACGTCGCTCAAGGCTGACCTGGTTCAGATCATCTACCGATAACCGTTTCGGCCCGGCGGTTCGGGTCGGTGAACTAGCCCAAGGACTGGGCACCCATCTCAAGGAAGGAGAGACATCATGCCAGCCACCGCCGGGACAGTCCCCAGCATGCTCAAGGCGCAATCGCTCGTCGCTTTCGTGCGCCACTACGCGGACGACGTCTTCAACCAGTTCCCCATCCAGAACCTGTTTCCGGTTCCGGAGCTGATTGGAACCGACGAGTTCATTCTGCCATCGGTCGAGGAGCTCCGGACCCTTGACGAGAACTGGAAGAGCGGACCTCACGAGGCCAAGCCTCTCGAGGTCGAGAAGTTCACATCTCGGATCGCGAAGGCTCTCTTCGCAGCCCAGGTCTACCGAATTCCCAGCGGCGTACTCTATGAGCTCATCGAGGCCGAGAACCTTATGGGCCTCGGCATCTCGACGCCGATGGCGTCGGTGCGCCAGCAGCAGCATGCCGCGAAGATCGCGAAGGGTATTGCTCGGAACATTCTCTTCCTCAAGCGGAAGTACGAGATCCTCTGCATCAAGATCCTCACCAACACAACGCTCAACGTGAACGTCGACGGTGTCAACGTCGCGATCGATGACTTCTGCGTGAACTCGGCCCACTACCTCACCGCCGCGGTGAGTTGGAAGACCGGAACGACCGACATCATGGCGGAGTGGGCGGCTTGGGAGCTCAAGGCCAAGCAGCTGATGGGAGGTCTTCCGACCCACGTCATCCTGCCGCCGAACTTCCACGCCGACTACCTGGCCGTGAACGACAACCGGCGCGACTTCTACATCCGCAACAGTGAGGTCCGGACCGAGGAGATCGGCCGCCAGATGTCGCTGCAGGCCTCCGGCAACACGAGCCATCGGTTCCAGGTGTTGGAGTCCACTGATCAGTACGGGGCTCGCGGATCCACCACCGACATGTGGACCGCCGATCACATGGTTTGGATCCGCAATCCGGCCGCTGCCCTTGGCGCGAAAACCGTCGCGACCGAGGACAACGACTGGAACGGCGGCTTCTTCTCCTACCAGGACAAGAAGACCAATCCGATCCGCTCCGAAGTCATCACCAACTTCAACGCCTTCCCGTACATCGAGGATGACACGCTGGTCATGGCGATAAAGCTCGTTCCGTAGCCGAAACGCCCTTCGGGGCGTCCGTCGAGGGATTGCCTCTCGGCGCTGATGAGGCAGGCATGCGCGAGCTCACTTGTGAATCGATGGCGATCTACGACCTTGGCGAGGGAAGGCTACGGGCGCTGCCTGAGGGCACGGTTGTCGTCCTT